CCAAGAACAAAACAACCTAAACAAATAAATACAAATGAATAATCAAATTGTAGTTCACAACCAGTCAGTTGCAGATATTGAAACAATGGCAAAAGCCATTACCAAGTCCGGCTTGTTCGGGATCAAGTCGCCAGATCAAGCCGTCGCGCTTATGCTTGTCGCTCAATCCGAGGGAAGGCATCCAGCAAGCGTAGCCAGTGAGTTCGACATAATCCAAGGCCGTCCAGCTTTGAAAAGCCAAGCAGCATTGGCAAGGTTCCAAGCAGCTGGTGGAAAGATTCAGTGGACAAGTCGAGGCCCGTCTAAATGCTCTGCAAAGTTTAGCCATGCACAAGGCGGAGAACTGGAAATCACTTGGACAATGGAACGCGCAAATGCCGCTGGTTTGACTGGCAAGGCAACTTGGAAACAATATCCTGACCAAATGCTTTCCGCTCGCGTAGTCGCCGAGGGAGTTCGCGCCGTGTTCCCTGCCTGCCTCAATGGGGTATATCTAGCCGAAGAGGTTCAAGACTTCGACTCCAAGCCAATGCCTTCCAAGGCGGCTGTTGTTACTCCAGAACCTGTCAAGGAGATCAAAATGGAAGTTGTTGAATCTGAAGTTGTCCAAGGCGAATGGTTTTCCTCCATCAAGGATAAAGTAGAAGCGCACGGAGAAGCCGCAAGTGCTTTCCTTGTTTCCCGTGGACAAATCAGCCAAGGAGAAACATGGATGGACTTGCAAGATGGCCCTTACCGCAAGCGCATTTTGTCTGATACTGACAAGTTCCTCGCCGCGATTGGAGGTGCGAAATGATCCGTCATTCATCACTTCCTAAATTAGCCGAGTGTTCATGCTACGAATCCACTGGTGGAAGCTCGCCAGCAACAGAGCGTGGCACTCGCATGGACGCGGCATTCCGTGGTCTCCTCTGCGGCATCCAAGAGGCATTCGACACATTGCCAGATGACGAGAAGCCCCCTGTTGAATGGGCAGTCCAAGAGGTTCGACGCCTAGCTGGCAATGAACCTATCATAGCACAAGAGGATCAGCTTAAAGTAAAAACTCCCGGCATGGAACATATTGGAACTGAAGATAGTCGAGTTCCGACATTGCAACTCTCATTTGATCTAAAGTCAGGTCAAATAAGGAGTTACAGAGAGCAAATGGCGGCTTATGCGTATGGAAATATGGATCGTGATTTCACGCAATCGTGGGAATGCGTTTTGCTTTTCTGCGATCAGCAAGAGACGATTCACTATACATTTACATACGATCAAGCCAAGGCAATCGTCGAAGGCATTCTTGAGGCGGTCAATGATCCAGAAAAGAAGCCAACGCCCTGCCAATATTGCAGATGGTGCAAAAATGCCGATAAATGCTCTGCACTTGGGGAAGCGGCAAACGATACCCTAGCGGTGGTGGAAAAGCAATCTAGCGCCAATTTGGAGCAATTACGGGCATATTTGGCAGACTCGCCAGAGACTCTTTCGGAGTTTTATCGCAAGGCGGTTATTTTTAATGACCAGCTTGTCGATTGGGCAAAAAACTTGATGAAAGAAAAGATGACAGCAGGAGAGCATGTTCCGGGCTGGAAGCTCCAGACTTCCAAGGGAACAGAATATTGCGGCATGGATGCTCTGTATGAAGCGTCTGAACTTATGAGCAAAAAGCAAATCGTTGATTTGTTTGGAGCAAAGATTAAATCAAGTGAGCTTCGTTCCTATTGTGAATCCAAGGGAATAGAATTTAATTACAATACATACCGCTCAAAAGAAGTGGTTAAAATGGTTGAAGATAAACCTAAAAAACTTAAATAAACATATGACTAAAGTAGAATGGATGCGTCGTTTTGGAAATAACCTGCGCACAGAAAATCAATGGATTGAAGTAATAAAGCAAGTTCCCAATGAAGTTCGCAATATCGTTGCGAGGATCATCTGGTGGGATTATGCCGCAGAGAAAACATTTAGCGAACGATGGGGAATGTTTGATGAGTTCCTTCAACCTCCTTATTTGGAAGCTAAAGATGAAGATGTTGTTAATGGACTAATCATTTGCGGTTATACTGAAGAAAAAGCAACTCGGAGGGTATGCAAATGACTGGAAAAGAACTTAAAGAAGCTGGAATTGAACAGGTTGATAGCAACACGCCTGAACAATGGAAAATTGACGCAGATAGCGTTATCATGTCAATGGCATCAAGCGGAAGGGAGTTCACCGCTGAAGATGTAAGATGCTTTGTCGGCGATCCTCCGAATCATCCTAATGCTTTTGGCGCAAGGTTTAACTCTGCTTCAAAAGCTGGAATCATTAAGCGTGTAGGATATAAACAGGCATCTCGAAATTCCGCACACGCAAGAGTAATTGCAGTTTATGTAGGAAGAGTTTTTGACAGGTAAAAACTGAATCATTAAATCTAATATCGCTTTTCACAAAGCGCATCGTTTGAACCCGATGAAAAAATTTACAACACTTTGCCCTGCCTCATGCCTGCGACTTTTATCGCGGGAGGTTCACTTGAGGCGGGGTATTTTTTAATATGAAATTAGTAAAACAACCGCAACGAATCTTCACTCAAATGAAGAAAGTTGTATTGAGAGAAGACATGATGGCTCTAACAAAAGATGTTACGCAAGCACTCGTTTTAGGGCAGATGCTTTATTGGACAAAAACTCTGGACAAGGTGAATGACTGGTTATTCGAGGAGAACAAACGATTGGCGGAGGCCGATCTTCCACAGCATGATTACAATTACGGATGGATATACAAATCAGCCAAGGAAATGAAAGATGAATTGATGAACGCATTTAGCGAAGATTCTATTCAACGCGCATTTTCTGCGCTTGTTTCAAGGGGAATATTGATGAAGCGCAACAATCCGTTTTTGCGTTATGATCGGAAGCTACACTACAGGGTTGACCTTGTTTTGATGCGAAGAATGCTCAATGAATATGGTTATGAAATGACAGATTTCAAACTTCAGTCCATTCCGCAGGATGCGGAGTGCATTCCGCATATAGCGGAATCAATACCGCAAATTGCGGAATCAATACCGCTGTGTGCGGAAACAATAACAGAGAATATAACAGAGATTAAAAATAAAGAATACAATATAGCAGTAAAAACTAAAAACCACCCTACGGGTTTCCCACAGTGTGGATCATCAGCAGTAGGTAAAAATGATGAAGACTTATTCTCTTCACAATCCTGTGAAGAAAACAAACCAAAGAAGAAGAAAGCCACCGACGCTCAAAAGCCTGAAGATGTCTGTGAAGAAGTCTGGAATGATTTCCTTCACCTTCGCAAAGCTAAACGCGCACCACTAACTGGAACAGCATTAACACGAATTCGCAACCAAGCTGAAATCGCTGGAATCAGCCTTGAAGAAGCATTGACGATTTCCATCACTCGTGGATGGCAGTCGTTCGAGGCTGATTGGATTCGCAACTCTCGTCAACCTGAACAAACTTATACCCGCGCCTGCTAAATGAAAACCGTTCCAATCGCAGAAACAGCAGAGAAAGCAGCTTTATCTCTCATAGCAATTGATCCAGATGTTCTTCCTCACCTATCTTGGAATGCCGATTTATTTGCGCTAGAACAGCACAAGTTAATCTTTTCCGCGCTAGAAAGGGTCTACCAGCGGACAGGCTCCACAAACGCACTGGGAGCCATTTCAGACCTTGAGACAACTGGAAAGCTGGATTTCGTTGGCGGAAGAGAAGCTGTCATCGAAACTCTCAAGACAATTCTACTGGCTCCCGGCGCAATGTGCGTTGAGACCGCCGCTGACTATCGCAATCAACTTGTGAAGGCCAAGGGTTACAGGGATGCAATCACAATCTGGGAAGATAACGAGCATGACATTCGTGGAATGCGAGGTGATCTTGCAACTCTAGGTGAGATGATATCTTCAAAAGTCTCAAATGAGACTCAAGCAAAGGATGTCAAAGCTCACCTTACAGACTTCCTAGATGACTTGGAGGATAAAAGCGAGATTGAGCGAGTAGCAACTGGAGTCGAGAAGATAGACAAATTCCTTGGAGGAGGAATTCGCAAAGGCGAAATGATGGTTGTAGGAGCGCAAACTAGCGGAGGAAAATCAATCCTTCTATACCAGATGGCACTCAATGCTCTTCTCGACAAAAAATCCGTTGCTATCTTTTCGCTTGAAATGCCAGCAAAAAGCATCTTGCAGCGCATGGCAAGCAACCTCATCGGAAAGACTATCGTTCCACTTCGAGAGATTGCATCCGTCTCTGACTGGCGATCTGTTGCAAGCACGAAGGACATCACGAATTCCATCGCTCAACTGATGCAGATGAAGCTAACAATTCGTGACGATCTTTCTGATGTTGGAGAGATCATCGCTGAAGCACAAAGGCTCGCATCACTTGGGAAGGCCGATGTAATTGTGGTCGATTACCTACAAATTGTAACGATGCCGAGCGCCGACAATCGAGAGCAAGCAGTGAGTGAGTTGTCGCGCAGGCTGAAGCTCGCCGCACTCAAGAGCAATTCTGTTGTTCTGACAGCATCTCAACTAAACGACGATGGAGCCGTTCGTGAATCCCGAGCAATCGGGCATCATACAGACTTTCTTCTCATCATCTCTCATCCAGACGACAAGAAGAAAGAGACCATCGGATACAAGAAGGCACAAGAAAAGCAGGCAACATCACGAATCCGAATAGACAAGAATCGCCGAGGTCAAAGAGATGTTTTTGTTCCTGTAAAAATGCGAGGAGAAATTTCACGATTGGAGCAAATCAATGAATACTGATGACGCATTTTTCCACTGCGACATGATGCTTGATATAGCAATCGGAATATGGGAGAGCCGCATCCAGAGCCGATTTGCAGTCGCCGAGAAAAATTATCAAAATGCAAGAGAAATCTATGAAAAATATTTCAGCCAGATTCCATGCGGTTCTACAGGCGTTGAAGTCCGCAAACCTAGTCTGGATGCGGTTTCCGAGTGGGATGCTTTTTTTGAAAATAATGTTGACCCATTCTAAATGAAGTATAGATTTTCAACAAGCAAGGCGATAGCAGCCGAGCGAATAAATAAATAAAATGAGCGACTACGATTCCAGCGATTTTGCTTCCGAAATGGAAGAAGAACGAGAAGAGAGATACAGGCACGATTGCTACATGCGCGACATGAAGCAGGGAATTCCGAGCCAATGGGAGGATGACTGCGAAGATGAAGAATGAAGTTATTCCAAATCCCGGAAGTAAAGAAGCACAAGAACTAGGTTGCGCTTGCCCCGTGATGGATAATCATCATGGCAAGGGATACATGGGGATGGATGGTGTCTTCGTTTATTCTGGCGACTGCAAGGTTCACGAAATAGGATTTATGAAAAAAACAACTGAAAATGAAAACGATTGAATACGCTAAAGAAAACGGATTTGTTCGACTAACATCTGGATACAATCTTCCAAAACAACAATGGATGCTAGATCGAGTGATTGATGACGCTACAAAGAACAATAAAGAAGTTTGCTTGGTTGAAACTCGTGATGGAGTAGAAGTCTGGCAAAAACGCAAAACACAACAATAATAAATATGGAATACGACAATACTAATCGTGGTCGCCTTTTTAAGAACGACCGAAAAGAAAAAGAAAATCATCCTGACTACAAAGGAGAAATTAATATTGAGGGTAAAAACTACGAGCTTGCGGCTTGGATCAAGGAGTCCCAACAAGGACGCAAATTCATCTCCATGTCGGTAAAGGAGAAAGTTCCATACGATAAGTCTGCCGCAAAGCCTGCAATGGCTAAACCTGCGCCACAAAAGTATGAGGGACGCAAAGCAGACGACGAGGGAGACGAAATTCCTTTCTAATATAGTTATTTAGGCATTGTGGCGGTCTTTGGTTTGACTGGTTATCATTATCGCCTGACCCGTAATCACATAAAAGCGGGTCACATTTTTTATGAATACATATCTAGCGAATTGGCCTGATGGATCAATCTCCGTAATTCAAGCAGATGGTGAAGTTAATCTATTCCTATCACTTGATGAAGAGGGGCCACCACTAGAAGCCAAAATTTACATTCTTCCTAAATTCTTCCATCTAAAAACAAATCTTAATAATGAAATGGTAGAAGCATGGGTTGATGATTATGATCTGGAAGAGTTTCAGTTTGACGAAAACATTGTTGAATACGCATTGAAGAGTATCAATCCAGATTTAACTAAAGAGCAAATCAATCTAATTTCAAAAACCATTGGAATGCAATGAGCTTTACGCATGAACAACTTAAAGAACTTGGATACAGCAAAAATGCCGATGGTAGCTATTCCAGAAATCAAATTGATCCTAAAAGGATACCTCACGCCAAGCCTCAACTCTTTGCTAAACAAGCACTGGAGCCATTACACAAAAGAGAAGAAGTTAGCAGGCCGCGCACTCGAATCCGCATTACAAGATATTCTTGCAGACCACTCGATTGCGACAACTACGCAGGAGGTTGTAAGCCAATTATTGACCAGTTACGCTACGCTAAACTCATCAAAGATGACGATCCGGAAACGATTGAAGTCGAGTTCAAACAAGTCAAAATTGACAAGAAAACGAAAGAACGCACGGAAATTGAAATCGTCACGAAATGAGCGGAAGACCATCTAAATACAATCAAGAGATTGCTGACGAGATTTGTTATCGCCTATCAACTGGCCAGACAATGCGGTCTATCTGCGATGCGCCAAATATGCCAGATTACAGCAACCTCTGGCGTTGGATTAACAACAATGAAGAGTTTAGGACGCAATCCATGTATGCCCGTGAGCTTGGAACTCACGCTCTAGCTGACGAGTGCATTCAGATTGCAGATGATCCGATGCTTGATCCGCAAGATAAACGCATTCGCATTGATACTCGCATTAGGTTGATCGGTAAGTGGAATTCAAAGAAATACGGAGATAAAATCGAGCTTGAATCCAACAACAATAATAACATTGTCCTTTCATTCACTGTTCCAGATAGGAATGAGAATAAAGACATCATAGAACTAGAGTCTCCAGAAAAAATAACATTAGAAGATAAAAAAGATGGACAAAAACATTAAAATAAAATTAGACGCACTAGAATCAGGATTTAACCGATATGCAGAACATGCGATTGAGCTTGTTAAGGCATTAAAGGCAGAACTAAAAAATCAGATTAAAGAGAATGCAAGGCTTAACAAGGAACTTGACACCTTAATAGCTCAAAAAAATAAATGAATACAATAACATCAGGTATAAGTTTAGGATCGTCTATTGCTGTTGTAATATCTTGGAGTGTTAATGAATCTGTTACTTGGGCAATAATACATGGCATTTTTTCTTGGTTTTATGTTATTTATTACATCATAAACAAATGAGATTCCACACACTTTCACTTCCACACACTGTTACATCTAAAGAATTTAACGCCTGTGCATATACGCAAAAGGTGGTTAAATTTGGGAAGATGATGACTGAACGAGGACATGAAGTAATTCATTACGGACATGAGGATTCTGATCTAAAATGCACGGAGCATGTTTCAGTTCTGACAAATGATGATTTTAAAAAGTCTTATGGCTCGCATGACTGGCGTAAAACATTCTTCAAGTTTGACATGAACGACCATGCTTACAAAACATTCTTTGCAAATGCCATCCGCGAGGTTGGCAAGCGCAAGTTAAAGCATGATTTTATTTTGCCGTTTTGGGGGAGTGGCGTTCGTCCTGTATGCGATGCTCATCAAGACATGATTTGTGTAGAGCCGGGGATTGGATACGCAGGAGGACATTGGGCAAGGTGGAAGGTTTGGGAGAGTTATGCTATCTATCACGCCTATTGCGGCCTACAATCGGTTGGTAGCTGCCGACAGGACTGGTATGATGTAGTTATCCCAAATTATTTTGATGTCGAAGATTTCGACTTCAATGATAAGAAGGAAGATTACTTCTTATACCTCGGCAGGGTCTACTCTGGCAAAGGCGTTGATGTCGCTATACAGGCAACAGAGAAGGCGGGAGTCAAACTTGTCATTGCTGGTCAGAAGGAAGAGGGGTATAAACTGCCTCCTCATGTCGAGTATGTAGGTTATGCCGATGTTCCGACGCGAAAGAGGCTCATGGCTAATGCCAAGGCGAGCTTCCTTCCATCAATGTATGTAGAGCCATTTGGAGGAGTTCAGGTTGAGAACCTACTATCTGGAACTCCTACAATTACTACTGATTGGGGAAGTTTTGCAGAGAACAATCTACATGGAATTACTGGATACCGTTGTCGGACAATGGGTGATTTCGTGGATGCAGTCGAAAATATCGACCAGATAAAAACCAAGGATTGCCGTAAATGGGGAGAGAACTTTACTTTGGAGAAAGTTGCTCCAATGTATGAGAAGTATTTCAGCGATGTTCTTGATGTCTACGAAGGCAAAGGATGGTATGCGGATGGCAACGGTATCGATGCCATGACAAGGTTCTATCCAAGTATTATATGAAAATAAAAATATTTATAGGATGCAATAAAGACCTAATAAATTATCAAAAGTCATTTGATTTTATACAAAACAAAATCAATCAATCTGATCTTTCAAATGAATCTGTAGAAATAATAAATTCGCAATCTAATCGATTTGAATATCCCGCATTACATAAGATGTGGGAAGATAGCCAAAGCGAGGACTTTTTTGGATTGTATCTACATTGTAAAGGAGCCAGTAAGCCAGATGGAGTTCAATTTGAAAATGGATTAGCGTGGCTGGAATACATGATTTATGGGTTAATAGATCATAGCAATACCTGCGTAAATCACCTAAATAGCGGTGCTGATATTGTTGGTTCCATGTGGTATAGACACTTCAAGGGAAATTGTTTTTGGTTCAGAAGTGATT